GCCGTTGGCAAGAGTACCGACTGGTGCTGTTCCGTTGAAGATGTTGAATATTGCCGATCCAGCAGTAGTAGCTCTTGCGGCGGCCCCCCCAAGGCCGAGGTTGCCGGAGGAGTCGAGGCGCATACGTTCGGATGTACCAACAGTAAAATTTATGTAGGCCGCAGCGTTTGTTTCGTTGTTGGCAATGTTTACTTGACCATTTTTATACTTTTGAAGTATAAAAGTTGAAGTGCTTGAGCCAGCAACATCAGCAGTTATTATCTGAAATCCCGCATTTGCACCAGAAGTCCCCCATTGGTTATCAACATTTATAAGAGTAGAACCATTAAAGGCTTTTACAACATCCAACTTATAAGAAGGCGAACTCGTCCCAATCCCCAGCCCTGTGCTGGTGAGGCGCATTTGTTCGGTGCTGCTTGCGGGAGCAAAAACCAAATAACCTGTGGCACTTCCGTTTTGGAAATACAAAGGGTCTGGGCCGGTCCCTACCAAATAATTTGCAGCAGCATTAGACTGTATACGAATGCTTGCAGTCCCATTTGAATTTGCAGAATAAACAAGATTGTTATTGTCCGACCCTGTAAATTTAAAATTGCTACCATCAAACGTCAGCGCACTACCGCTTGTCGCTACCTTGCTGCCATCCAGATACAACACGCCGTTGGCAGTGCCGCCGGAGAGGGTCAGGTTGCCCGATAGCGTAGCCGCTGCTGCGCTAATCGTTCCCGTCAGCGTCGGTGAAGCCGACATCACCACGTTACCCGTACCCGTAATGGCGTTGCTTGTCAGTGCCTTACCCGAAGTCGTGAATACGGCTTGAGAAGCGGTTAAAGATGACAGCACAGGCGCGTTAGTGAACGTCGTGTTGCCTGATGACGATAGTGTTGTAAACGATCCAGCACCCGCAACGCTCTGTCCTATGGACACGCCGTTAATGGTGCCTGATCCGGTCATATTCCCGCCAAGCGTTAGCGTCTTGCCGCTGCCAACGTTCATGGAAACGCTTGTGCCGGAAGCGCTAAAGATAGCGTCAATCGTATCTAAGTTTGTGTTAAGTTTTCCGCCCCACGAATCAGTTGACGCGCCAACTTCGGGTTTGGTCAGTTGCAAATTCGTTGTCGTGGTATCAGCCATTATGCTGCCTCTCTAAAAGGTGAAACTTGTGGCGTCCAAGTTTTTGATGGAACGGTTTGCACGGTATAGCCGCTCGCCACAACGGTTTGCGGCACCCATGTGTCACTTGGGTCTGATTGGTCGGACCATGACGTCGGATCAACCGTAACAGTTGACCATGAATCAGTCGGGCCTGGCACAGGCTCCCATTTCTCAACGCCTGTTGCGCTAACGCTTGAAGTAGCCGCAATCACCGCTTGAGCCAATTGGCGCACACCGCCTGCGGCCAAGAGCGCACTTGTAGCGCTTACAGCGACAGCGCCCGATGCGATGCGGTTAGCAGCCGCGCTAACTTGTGATGTTGCGCCAACGCTTACCGCGCCCTGCGCAAGGCGCGTTCCAACGGTCGTGGTTGCCGATGCTGCGCTAATCGCAACAGCGCCTTGCGATACGCGGCTTGCTGCAACACTTAAGGTGGCTTGCGCCGTAACGCTTGTAATGCCTAAGCCAATGCGCTGTCCGGCAACTTGTACCGTTGAAGCGGCAATAATTGCCGCTATGCCTAAGCCAACACGCTGCCCTGAAGCGCTAACAGCGCTTTGTGCGGCAATAGCAACGGACGCGTCTTGATATGACGCCTGCCCGTAGATATTAATGCCATAGACGCCAGCGCCGTAACCGTTCATCAGTCAAGCGTGATGTCGAAATCGCCTGCGTTGAAGCGAAAGACATCATTGGTTCCTATGGATTTGGATGCTGTCAGTTGACCAACGGCAAGCATATTGCCGGAAGTGCTAGCATCGTAAAGCGCCGTATGTGTAATAGTTCCCCAAGATCCTGATGCGGTAGGAAACTCAACGGCTGATGTATTTGCAGCGGCAGACCCGGAAACGGTAAACGCCATGGATTGACGCAAATAACCATTGCCAGACACTTCATTGCTTGACCCTGATTCACCAGGATCGGCAGTAAAAAGACCAACATAAATGGTTGCCGGAGCCGAGTAGGCCGACCCGCCAAACACATGCTCGAGCACTTTGTTTTCAAGGTAATCTGAAAATGAATTAGCCATGGAGTTATCCCATCGGTTTGGCGCGAACGCGTGGTGTCGTGCCGCTGTAGTTAGCGCGTTCTTGCTCTAGCTTCATTGAGGCAATACCGCGCTCATAGGCGGAGTTCCATACAACAATGCGGTTATCGTCTTGCAAATATGGCGCTGATTGAAGCAATGCGCCATAAAGATAAAGATCAGGATGCTTGGTAAGCAACCAATTTGATGTGTTGGTGTCAGATAGCGCCGCAATCTTGCTGTAGTAAGTCATTTGCGCTTGCGTCGTATCCGTCCCAGGCGATGGCACAACCTTAAACGTATCGCCAACAATCGTGTAGTAACGCGGCGTACCAGCCGCCGAAAAATAACGCGTAAAGTAGTCATCAGCCTGTTCATCGCTCAGGTACTCCAATTTGGTTGGCGTGGTGAGCAATAGCACCAGATTTTCCATTTCAAGAAAATCCGATGGCAACTGTGTGTACTCGCTATCAATCGTCGCGTTGGCACGCGTAATCATTTGACGAACCCTAACGGTTCGGTTGAACTCGGCCTCGGATAACGTAATAAAGTCAGCAATAGCAGACGTTAGATCGCTTCGATTAAGCCAATCGGCAATCGACGTCTTGAGTTCCGAGTAAGTGGATAGGGCCATCAGGCAGCGTCCTTTTTACGCAATTCGGTCTTAAGACCAATGCTTTCGCGGTATGCGTCTTCTTGCGGACGGATTGCCCAAGTATGCTGATGCTTATATTCCCAGGTTCCGATGTGACCAATGTGCTTTGACAGGTCATGATCAATATACAACGGAATCGCATTATCCCGCAACAGCTTGCAAAAATAGATGTCTTCGCCCATATAGCCGTTTGCCGCCATATCCCATGGTGTAGCGAACCAAGGCGGTTCGATGGCGCGAAACACGTTTGTGTCAATCATCATGACGCCCGTGCCTACAGCGTCCACTTGCTCAACACCCGTGTCTTCTTCACCGGTGTAAACAGGAACCTTACGGTTCGTTTCTGGATCGTAGTTTGCCGCCGTTGGCCCCACTGGCATTCGCCTGCGCGGGCAGTTGGCAGCGACTACCAGTAAATCTCGGTCGAGCATTCGCTTAATCGTGTCTTGCGGAAAGCGCATATCGCTATCAATAAAAAGCACAACGTCAGCATTAACTTGCATGGCGGTCATCACCAGCTCGGAGCGCTGGCTAACCAGCAAAGTACCCTTGCTGATATTGACATTCACAATGTCATTGGGGTTGTGCGCCACATGAAACGACACTGCGTTGACTAAATCAAACGCAAAGTCTGAATGCACTTCGTCCCTTGCCGGGACGCACACACTAATGATTCGTTTCTCCATCTCATACCCTCCCTGGTCGTATACGGAAATGTCGGTTTTCAGGATCGTTCAACCACTTTTTCATCGCCGCCTGATCCCGTGTAATGCCTTTGTGCGCTAGGTCGGCGTACACATTCATCGGAATGCTGGCAACTAAGGTTCCTAATCCGTCTTCTTTCCAGGGTTTGCGCTCGTCTGTTTGATTGAACAGCGTCTTATTGCGCTCAATGATTGGCGTGGCATCCTGCACCGTTTCAATCACCGCTGTGTCTGTCGCCTCGTCGTAGTACCAAATGCGCGTTAGGCCCAGGAACGGATCATGCTCGAATAACTGTTTTTCCATGTAAAAACAGGGAGGTTTCCCTCCCTGTCCCTTTGTTACTGCTTAGGTCGAAAGGTCAGCGGCAAGGCCGTGCGCTTTCTCGTTGTATACGGCAAGGCCGTACTCAGCAAGTAACAGACGCTTTTCAGCATCGCCCGTTTTCGCCAACTCGGTCTGCTGGAACGGACGAAGGAAATGCACGCCTGCGTAGTCAGGGCTAAGAACAAACGCGTCACGATCGCGCATAAAGCGGTTCGGGACGATGTTGACCTGGCCGAAGTCTCCGACATACACGTCTGCTGCGCCAATGATCTGTGCTTGCTTGCCAGCAGGCACATCACGATAGCGCGTAGCGATACCGTTAAAGCCGGAAGCCACTTGCTTTTGCTTGGCGCCGGTCATCACGATCGAAGGATCGCCGCCCTGCTCCCACACCTTCTGAAGCACGTTCTTCAGGATTGTTTCCGTGAAAGCACGGGTAACACCATCGGAACGGTCATCGTTAGGAAGCGTGGTGTAGGAAGGATCTGCACCATTCGTGCCTTTGTCCGTATTGGTCTTGATGAACGCCAACAACGAACCGGTCTTTTGAGCCGTTGTCGAGTCACCAGCCGATGCGGCCTGGTTGGCAAGCATGATGGTTTCCATGTCGCGCTTCAGTTCTGCTGCACGCTTTGCCAACTGATAGGCCAACTCCGACTTGCGGCCTGCTTTGTTGACAGCTTCAACCGTACCGGCAATCACAACCGACTTGCGCGAAATTTGCGTGTAGTTGGTCAACTGAACGGTTGGCGTAACAGCATCATAAGTGCTGAGATCATCACCCTGGAGCTGCGCGTTTGCGGTGGTGTTATCCGCCAACGTGTCAGTCTGCCACTGGAACAGAGTATTGGAAGCGGTGCCGCGACCAATGTTGTTCATAAAAGGAGTGGTTTCTGGAGAAATGTTGTAAATCTGATTGCTCAAATCCTCACGAATACCCTTTGCAGAGTAAGTGAGGAACGTATTTGTTGCGATAGTCATGTCAGTTCCTTAGATAAGATGTTCAAACAGTCTGGCAGCGTCTTTAACGTTGCCCGTTTTGGCGAGGCGTTGTTTGGCTCGGATCACTTCGCTCGACTGAGGCTTGGCGGCTTTTGGATTGCCTGGTGCAACCACTTTCGTTGCTACCGGCGTGGGTTGCGGCTTGACGGTGGCTTGCTTCGCCATAATCCTGTCGTACAACATAGCCTTCCTCAACAGTTTGACAACGCGATGATCACTCACGCCTTTTAAGTCATCCTGCTGAAACCCTTCTTTCAATCCAAATTCAATCAACGCAGCCTTTTCGGCTTTAGCCGTATCGGCGTTTTTCCACTCGGGTATGGCCTCCACAAGAAGTTGCGCTTCTTGCTCTAAGCGTGCCCTCATGGCGCGTTGCGCTTCGCTTTGTTGCAACTGGTTCAAACGCTGGAGTTCGGCTTGCGATGCTGCCAATTTCTCGTTGCGTTGACGCTGCAACTCGGTTTGCCTCACCCACTCGATAGGATCTTCTTGATACAAACGTTCCATATCAACTGGGTTTTCTTGTTGCTGCTGGAGTTGCGCTTGCAACGCCGTGAGCAACTGAGCGTAAGTTTGCCGCTCTTCACGCACCGCATTTAGCTCCGACTCAGCGGCCTTGCGCTGTTCAGCCAGTGCTTGCGTTTTGCGTGTGTAGTCTGCTGTCCGCTGATAACCGTTTAGCAGCTCATCAAGCGGCACCTCCATTTCTTTGCCGTCAACCTTGACGGTGAACTTAGGTGGCTCAGTGCTCTGCTCTTGCTCCTCAGTTTCTTCAGACTCGCTCGACGCTTCGGCCTCTTCGGTTACTTCGCCATCAACCGATTCATCCTCTGCATCGCCAACATCATCGGATTTGGCCTGTGCCTCATCCGTTTGTGCCTCAGCCTCTGTTTGTTCTCCGGGTTCGGCAAACATCGACTCAAAGGCTTGGGCGGCTTGCGCCACCGTTAACCCGGCTGTGCTTTCGCTTTCAACCGGTACTGCAACATTCTCGCTCATTTATCGTGATCCCTCAAGATGGGCCTGTTTTCGTTGGCGGTCTGCCGCCATACGAGTCAACGTGCCTTCAGTGATGACACTACCAAAAAAAGTTTGGACGCGTTCCACGGCTTTAAATTCGTGCCATAGTGCGTCCCTAATTTTTGCATCCGTCGATGTTACCCACTCATCGAATAACTGCTCACGGATTTTTGCGTAAGCCTCTTTATACAACGCGGATTCAATAATCCGTTGCGCGTCTTGTGCTCGTCTTATTTTTTCATCAGGTGTCATTGCATGGGCTGTGCAGCCGTAACGGCTTGCTGTGATTGGTTAATGGCATCCAGTTGCATCCGCTCGCGGTCCATCGCCACACGGGCATCAATTTCTGCTTGCGTTGCAGCAAGGTTGACTTGGTACTTCAATTCCATTTCTTGGCGCTTCAATACGCCATCTTGTGCGATGCGATCGCGCTCGCGGTCGTCGGCGCGGATCATCTTTTCGCGCTCCAGGGCAAGTTCGGCGGCTTTCTTTTGAATGTCCGCTTGAATGCTCTGGATCTGCACTTGCGCCAAGGCTTGTGTGGGATCAGGCTGTGGCTGCGGCGCTGGTGGCGTGTAATCTGCTGGCAACTGATTGAAAAATTGTGTTGAGTCTTTATAACCCGCCATTTCA